GTTATGAACATTTTTGTTGTAGATCAATGTCCAAAAAAATCTGCTGAACAACTTCCCGATAAACATATTGTAAAAATGCCCTTAGAGACCTGTCAAATGGTCTCTGTGATATATTCGGATTGGTATTATAATTGGGGAACAATTAACAAAGTAGATGGAAATCCTTATAGCACCAAACGAGGAGCATTCCGTAACCATCCATGTACTAAATGGGCATCAGAATCTTACGGGAATCTTGCCTGGTTGCTTTCCCATGGACTATTTCTTTGCTTAGAATATACTGAACGTTACAATAAAAGACATTCCTGTCAGAATACAATTGAGCAGGCAATTGATATATTTAATAGTAAAAGTGATAGGTTATTCTCTAATTACCAAGATGTAATAGAATTTACTCGTGCAATGCCAGATGAGTTGAAAAATAATACGTCTATAAGTACAATGGAAGCATATCAAAAATATGTTGCATCTAAACCTTGGGTGAAAGATAATTACCTAAGAAAACCTGAAAGACTACCTGAGTGGATTTTTAATTATGCGTGATGACTTTTTGTTTGTTGAAAAATATGCACCAAAAACCATAGATGAATGTATTCTTCCCGAAGAACTGAGGAAGTTTTTTAATGAAATTAGAAACTCTAAAGAAGTTCCTAATTTAATCTTGTCTGGTCCTCCTGGGATAGGTAAAACTTCTACAATTAAAGCTCTATCCAATGAACTTGGATTGGACTTTATGATGATTAATGGATCAGAAGAAGGACGTTTTATTGATACTATTAGAAATAAGGTTCAAACTTATGCATCCACAGTATCACTTACAAATACTGGTAAAAAAATACTTTTGATTGATGAGGCAGACAATGTAACTCATGATGCCCAACTTGCTTTACGTGGGGCAATTGAAAAACTTCAAAAGAATTGTATTTTTATTTTTACTTGTAATTACAAAAATAAAATTCTTCCACCTCTTCATTCTAGATGTTCAGTATTAGATTTTACTATTCCTACAAAAGAAAAACCTAAACTGGCTCTAGCATTATTTGAACGTATTGAAAATATTTTAAAATCTGAAAATATTGAATATGAAAAGAAAGTTCTTGCACAACTAGTGCAAAAATATTTTCCAGATTTCCGTAGAACTCTAAATGAACTTCAAAGGTATTCATCTACAGGTAAGTTAGAATTAAATTCAATAACATCTTCATCTAATGCAAATGTTTTAGAATTAATGGAATACCTGAAAACTAAAAATTTCACAGAAGTCAAGAAGTGGACTACTTTAAATATTGACAATGATATTAGTAAAGTTTTACGTCAAATTTATGATGAACTTTATAAAGTATTGGTTCCATCTACTCTTCCTGCTGCTGTTTTGGTTTTAGCAAAATATCAATATCAAAGTGGTTTTGTGATGGATCAGGAAATCAATCTTCTTGCATGTTTAGTTGAAATTATGTGTGAATGTGAGTTTGTATGAGCACTTCTCCTTGGGATTGGGTAAAAACAATAACGAGTACTAAAGAAAATCTATTAGAGACTGAAGATTTAAAAACTTATGAACCTTTCATAGTAAATAAAGCTTTATCGTATCATTTTGATTGTACTTTATATGCAAATGAAATGAATAAGCATTTTTATCTAGATAAAGATATGCAGTATTCTTTTTACTTGCATGGTATTCGTAAAATGAAAAGAGGATTTTCTCCTTGGATTAAAAAAGAAAGTATACAAGATTTAGATTATATCAAGGCATATTATGGATATAATAATGAAAAAGCACTTCAAGTTCTTAGTATTCTCTCAAAAAAACAAATAAACTATATAAAAGATAGACTTGAAAATCGTGGATTTGAAAAACAATGACTAATGTAAATGAACCCCAAGTAAATTGGACACCATCTATGATGGTTGAAGTTACTCTAAACGAACCAGATGACTTTTTGAAAGTTAGAGAGACTCTTACTAGAATAGGAGTTGCATCTAGAAAGGAAAAGAAACTTTATCAATCCGTTCATATTCTTCATAAGCAAGGCAGATATTATCTGACACATTTTAAAGAACTATTTGCTCTAGATGGAAAATATGCAAATATTACAGTCAATGATGTTCAAAGACGTAATAGAATTGTTCAACTAGTTGCAGATTGGGGATTGATTTCTATTGTAAATCCAGATCAAGTAGTAGATATTGCTCCTCTCAATCAAATCAAAGTTATTTCTTTTAAAGAAAAAAATGAGTGGGCACTGGAAAGTAAATATTCCATTGGCAAAAAAGTTAAACCTGAAAACGAGTAATCAGTGATATAACCCGAATAAAATGGGAGTGCTAACCACACTCCCATTTTTAATGTAAGAAAATATATAATAATGAAATGAGATGCCCACTGGGATCTCATAAACTAAGATGCTCATTGGAGGTCAAAATGACAACTATCGCAAAATACAACACGTCTAACATTCAAAAGTTTTTTGAAGATATTGACAGACTAACAATTGGAATGGATCCATTTTTTAGTAGGTTAGATAATCTTCATGTTACTAATTATCCCCCATTTAATGTTATAGATTTAGGGAATGGTCAGCAACGATTAGAAATTGCAGTTGCAGGATTTTCAAAGTCTGAAATTAGTGTCTACACTGAAAATAATGTTCTAACAGTTTCTGGAACAAAAGAAAGTAGACCTGAAGAAAACTATAAGCATCATGGAATTGCTTCTAGATCATTCACTAGAACATGGCCAATTTCAGATGATATTAGAATTGGTGATGTAAAACTTATAGATGGTTTATTGTCTATTGAGGTATTGAGAATTATTCCAGATCATCAAAAGAAAAGAACTTATAGTGTTCTATAAATAAAAATAAAAAATGAAAACCTTTCAGGAATTTAAAAAAATTATAAATGAAATGGTAGGTGATTTTGGTTCTGGTGTAAGACCACCAAAACCCAAATGTTATGGGAAAACGACTACTTATGCCATGCTTCCCGGAAAAAGAGTATGTAAGTTCAAAAGAAAAAGATAAATACTTTTGAATATCGTCGGCGCAAGAGGAGTACCTGGCAAAATCCAGGTTGACTCCTCCTTTTTTTTGTGATATCATTGTTGGATACCAAATGTGAATGGAAAAATAAAATGATACAAGGACTATTACTTACAACTAACCAAATCTTAGTAACGGAAGTACATGAAGTGATGGTTGATTTGGGTGAACCTAATTGTAGGATGGTTAATCCTTGCACAATTAATAGTGATGGTGATCTTGTAAGGTACTTGTCTGATCACACAAATCAGACTACATTTATGATTTCATCTGATAAAATTTTAACTATCTTTGATCCACTTACTGATATAAAGGATCAATATAGAATTTTGACTGGATATGTAGAAGAGGTTTCAACTAGTGAGGAGGAGGAACTGAATTGAGATTTTACACTAATGTAACTCAAAAATTCGATAAAATGTTGGTTCGTGGATATGAAGATGGTGAAAGGTTTAACCAGGAACTTGAATTTTATCCTACATTATATGTTTTAAGTAAAAAAGAGACAGAACATAAGACACTTGATGGTCAATTTGTAAAACCAATTCAACCTGGATTGATTTCTGATTGTAGAGAATTTTATAAAAAATATAATGAAGTAGATGGATTTTCCATTTATGGGATGGATAACTATACCTTCCAATATATCTCAGATAATTATTCTGAGGATGAAATTAAATATGATATTTCTAAAATTAAATTATTTACAATTGACATTGAGGTTGCATCTGAAAATGGATTCCCCAATGTTTTTGATTGCTCAGAAGAACTTCTTTTGATTACAATTCAAGATTATAATACCAAGGAAATTATTACTTTCGGGTCTAGGGATTATTCTGGAAATAGAAAAGACTTCACATTTATAAAATGTGAAGATGAAGTTGATCTATTTAATAAATTCTTGGAATTTTGGGAAACTTCATCTCCTGATGTAGTAACTGGATGGAATAATTCACTGTATGATATTCCATATATTGTGGGTAGGATTGATAGAGTACTTGGTTCCAAAGAGGTTAAAAGACTTTCTCCTTGGAAAAATGTAAGAATTAGAGAAGTAGAAATTTCTGGAAGGACAAATCTTATTTGTGATATTTCTGGAATTACTATATTGGATTATCTCAATCTCTATAAAAAGTTTACTTATACTAATAGGGAAAGTTATGCACTTAATCACATTGGTGAAGTAGAATTAGGTCAGAAAAAACTGGACCACTCAGAGTTTGATACGTTTAAAGAATTTTATACAAAAAATTGGAATAAGTTTGTTGATTATAATATTCTAGACGTAGAACTTGTAGATAAACTTGAGGAGAAATTAAAATTAATTGAACTTTGTATTATGATGGCATATAATGCAAAGATTAACTTCGATGACGTTTTTTATCAAGTTAGGATGTGGGATGCAATTACTTACAATTATTTGAGAAAAAAGAATATTGCAATTCCACCTAAAGTTGCTTCAGATAAGGATGAAAAATTTGAGGGTGCTTATGTAAAAGAACCTAAACCTGGAATGTACGATTGGGTTGTGAGTTTTGACCTTGCTTCCCTATATCCAAGTCTAATCATGATGTATAATATTAGTCCAGAAACAATTTTGGATAATAAACATCCTAACATTAACATTCAAAAAGTTCTTAATAAAACTGTAGATACTGAAAGTTATTCTGAGTATGCTATATGTCCAAATGGATGTATGTACAGAAAAGATATACGTGGATTCTTTCCTGAACTTATTGAAAAAATGTTCAATGATAGAAAACTCTACAAGAAAAAAATGCTTGAGGCTCAGATAAAGTATGAAAAAGAACCATCTAAAAAGTTAAGCAACTTAATTTCTGAATATAATAATATCCAACAGAACTTGAAGATTTGTTTGAATAGTCTTTATGGTGCCCTTGGAAATCAATACTTTAGATATTACCGATTAGACAATGCAAAGGCAGTTACCTTTTCTGGGCAAACTGTAATTAAGTGGATTGAGAGTAAATTAAATACATATCTCAATAAAATTATTGGTACTAAAAATCAAGACTTTATTATTGCATTGGATACTGATTCTAACTATTTAAATTTGGGACCTCTTATTAAAAAAGTTTTTAAAGATAAGCAAGTATCAAAAGAAAAAATTATTAGTTTCATCGATACTATTTGTGAAGATAAATTCCAAGAGTTTATTAATACATCGTTCCAGGAACTTTCTGATTACACCAATGCATATAAAAATACTCTTTATATGAAAAGAGAGGCAATTTGCGATAGGGCTATCTGGACCAAAAAGAAAAGATATATCCTCAATGTATGGGATAATGAAGGAGTTAGGTATGAGGAACCTAAGATTAAAATCAAGGGTCTAGAAGCAATTAAATCATCTACCCCTGCAGTATGCAGAAAAATGATTAAAGATGCAGTTCCAATTATGATGAATCAATCTGAAGATGATATGATCCGTTACATCAAAGAATGTAAGGAAAAATTTATGAAATTTTCAGTTGAAGAGATTTCATTTCCAAGATCTGTTAATAACTTAGATGTTTATGGATCTAGAGGTGAAATTTACAAAAAAGGAACTCCGATGCATGTTAGGGGAGCACTTCTTTATAATTACTATGTAAGGAAGAATAAAATAGATCATAAATATCCAATTATCCAAAATGGAGAAAAAATAAAGTACTGTGCACTTAAAGTTCCAAATCCTATTAGGGAAGATGTAATTTGTTTTATCCAGAACTTTCCGAAGGAACTTGATTTGGATAAGTACGTAGACTATACTACACAGTTCAATAAATCTTTTCTGGAGCCTCTTAAAATTATTCTAGATGCTATTGGGTGGAAAACAGAGAAGACAGTAAACTTAGCAAACTTTTACGCATAAAATTATGGATTTTCTAAAAGATATTGTAAATGAAATTGGAGGAGAGTACACACAACTAGCCTCTGAAATTGATGAAACTGAATCATATGTAGATACTGGTTCTTATATATTCAATGCTGCAGTTTCTGGAAGCATTTATGGGGGAGTATCTGGAAATAAAATTACAGCACTTGCAGGTGAGCAAGCAAGTGGTAAGACGTTCTTTGCACTTGCAGTAGTTAAGAATTTCCTACAAAATAATCCAGAAGGGTATTGTTTGTATTTTGATACTGAAGCTGCAATAACAAAATCTCTTCTACAAAGTAGAGGAATTGATACAAATCGTTTGGTTGTAGTTAATGTAGTAACTGTTGAAGAATTCCGAACAAAGGCTTTAAAGGCAGTTGATATTTACGAGAAAAAACCAGAAAAGGATAGAAAACCTTGTATTTTTGTTCTTGATAGTTTGGGTATGCTTTCTACCAATAAAGAAATTGGAGATGCTCTCTCTGAAAAAGACACTAGGGATATGACCAAACCTCAACTTATTAAAGGTGCATTCCGAATGTTGACTCTTAAACTTGGGCAGGTTAATATTCCAATGATAGTGACAAACCATACTTATGAAACTATGAGTATGTACTCATCTAAGGAAATGTCTGGGGGAAGTGGACTTAAATATGCCGCATCTACTATCGTTTATCTTTCGAAATCAAAAGAGAAGGAAGGTACTGAAGTAGTTGGCAATATAATCAAAGTAAAAACATTCAAGTCACGTTTAAGTAAAGAAAATAAAGAAGTTGAAGTTCGTCTTTATTATGATGAAAGGGGACTTGATAGGTATTATGGTCTTTTGGATCTTGCTGAAAAATACGAAATATTTAAAAAGTCTGGTGCCAGATATCAAGTTGGAGATGGAACTTCTCAATATGGAAAAACCATTATGGAAAATCCAGAAAAATACTTTACTCCTGATGTAATGCAAGCACTTGATGAAGCAGCAAAAACAGAATACTCTTATGGTCAACCAACTTGATGTAGGTGTCTGACTACAGGGCATAAAATAGTTTAATATTCATTTACAATACAAATAATGGAAAGAGTTGAGACTACTATTCTTCGTAATTTACTTTTCAACAGTGAATACTGTAGAAAAGTATTGCCTTTCATAAACCCTGATTATTTTGAGAATAAACATGAACGTGTTGTCTTTGAAGAAATAAGTAAGTTTATTGTTTCTTATGAAGATATGGCAACAAAAGAAGTTGTCTTAATTGAGGCAGAAAAAAGAACTGATATTTCAGAAGAAACTTATAAAATTATTTGTGATTATGTATCTAATCTGGATAATGTTCATGTAGACCTTCAGTGGTTGATGGACACTACAGAATCTTGGTGTAGAGATCGTGCAATTTACCTTGCACTCATGGAAAGCATCAAGATTGCTGATGGGCAGGATGAAAAGAAAGGTAGAGATGCTATTCCTGGAATTCTTCAGGAGGCACTCTCTGTATCTTTCGATGAGCATATCGGACACGATTTCATTGAGGATTACTCTAAACGATATGATTATTATACTAGAGTTGAAGAAAAACTTCCTTTTGATTTAGATTACTTTAATAGAATTACTAATGGTGGACTTTCAAAGAAAACATTATCATTGATTCTTGCAGGTCCTAATGTAGGTAAATCACTTGCAATGTGCTCATTTGCATCTGGATTTCTATCCAAAGGTAAAAATGTTTTATACATTACTTTAGAAATGGCAGAAGAAAAAATCGCACAAAGAATAGATGCTAATCTTTTGAATGTTAACATCACAGACATTGATAAATTATCAAAAGAAAAGTTTGAGAATAAAATTGTCAAACTTTCACAAAAAACCCATGGTAAGTTGATCATTAAAGAATATCCACCTTCTTCTGCTCATGTAGGTCATTTCAAATCTCTTCTCAATGAACTTGCTCTTAAAAAGCATTTCCATCCTGATATAATTTTTGTTGACTATCTTAATATCTGTGCATCCAGTAGGTATAGGAATAACTCAGCAGTAAACTCTTACACTTACGTTAAGAGTATCTCTGAAGAACTTCGTGCCCTTGCTGTTGAATATAATGTACCAGTGTTCAGTTCAACTCAAACTACTCGTAGTGGTTACAGTACAACTGACCCAGACATGACTGATACTTCAGAAAGTTTTGGTACAGTTGCTACCGTAGATATGATTATCGCAATGATTAAAACTGAAGAACTTGATCAACTTGGTCAGGTAATGTTTAAACAAATTAAAAATCGTGATAATGATGTTTCAAAATTTAAAAGATTTGTTGTTGGTGTAGATAGGAATAAAATGAGATTGTATGATGTTGAACAAAATGCTCAAATTCAAGCTCTTGACGAAGCTTTAGAAGAAGAGTATAATTTTGAGGATGATAAAAAAAGCAAATTTAAGGAATTTAAATTTTAATGTCTATTTCTATCAATAAGAAAACACTAGAAAACGGATGTGCCGAATATACTATGACTGAAACTCCAAAGCATGTTGACTTTAATAAGTATGCTGAATTTGTAGATGCTGTAACTTCTGATGAATCAAAAGACTTCCTTGCACTTTCAGATCGTCTAGTTGCTCTAGATGAGAAGGGTGCAAATATTGAAAGACTTTTGACTTCTGCCGTTGGTATTAATGCTGAAGGTGGTGAGTTTATGGAAATCGTCAAAAAGATGGTGTTCCAAGGCAAACCTTACAATGAAGATAATCGTGAGCACTTGATTATCGAACTGGGTGATATCATGTGGTACGTTGCTCAGGCATGTATGGCACTTGATGTGACTCTTGATGATGTGGTTGCTCGTAATGTGCACAAACTCCTCAAACGTTATCCTGAAGGTGCTTTTGATGTTTATTTCTCTGAAAACCGTGCTTCGGATGATAGATAATTATTCTTGATTATCCAATTTAAATCTCTCTAAATATTTGGAGAGATTTTTTTGTATGGATATTACTGTAGATCAGGTTTACGATGAATTAATAAAAAAACCAGAGTATTCCTCAAATATAGTAAAAGAGGCTAATAAAATCACTATATACTCAAATGATTCAATAAAAAAATCAGAAGAAAGGAAAAATAAACTAAGAGGAATTAGAGATTATTTAAGAGAGAAATTTCCAGAATCTTCTAATCTTATAATTTACAATCCTAAAGGATCTGGTAGTACAATAGGAAGAACTGAGATAATAAATAGTGGATCTCGGGATATAGTAGTACTTTTAAAACCAGTACTAGAACCAATTATTCTAAAAAATTGGCTTTTAAATGAAGAAATGTTTGCTGACATATCTAATGAATATAAAGATTATGCAGATGAAGATTCAAGTAAATATAAAATACTTATAAGTGATGGTAGAAAAAGTATCATTATAGATGATGTTAAAAGTGTTACTAGAGTTGGGGGATTGAATAAAAAGTCGGATATAAAAATAACTAAGACAATAGGAAAAGAATATAACATATCCTTAAAAATGTCTCAGTTTCCAGCTTGGCAAGGATATGCAAATAGTAGTCCATCTGCAGTAGAGACTGCAAAAAAAATAATAAGCAATTTAGTAAATCCTACTGCTTCATTTGGTAAAGGTTCTGGTGGAGTTTCTGTTATCTCTACTTTATCTGAAGTTAAAGAATTTTGTTTTGGTGGAGATGGGTCAAATAGAGTAGATTATATTATTAGTGCAGATTTTACATCAAAATCACCT